CACTTTAATGTGGAATTTATGCCATCGGTATCTATTATGTAAACGCCTCTATCCCCAACATCGTCAAATGTTAGAGGGAGCGGGGGTGCTATGGTGAAGCAGTTGTCGGCGAGCCGGACTTTCTTATGATAATGCCCGAACAGTACGAGCTTGTTATTCTCGGCAAGGGTCTTCCAATCTACACCTTTAAATCTATGACCGTATTCGTTTATTAAGGCGGGCTGCTTGTGAAGGATTACTAAGTCGTAGCCTTTAATCTTATCGTAGTCAACTACTTCGTGGTAGCCTATGGTGCATATGGAAAGGTCTCCGAACCTTACTACCTTGGAGTGGTCTTTCTCTAAGAAGTTTATGGCGTCGCGGTATTGGTGATAGACAACATCAGAGATTAAATCGTGGTTGCCCCGTACCCAAACAATCTTGCAGTACTTTTCAACCTTGTTTACCCAATCTCTTACTATGTTTATGCATTCAACCGGAATTTCGCCTACTTTGTGGAAGAGGTCGCCGCCGAAGATTTGGAGAGGAATTTCGTGTTCAACTATGAGGTCGTCTATCTGCTTGAGGATTTCAACTTGATTTTGTAAGCGCCGAGAGATTACCGAGTCTTCGGAAATGCCGAAAGACTTCCAAGTATGGATATGACCGTCTGACCAAACTAATGCTTTCATTTACCTGTCTTCTTTGCCTTTTTCGGGCTTTGGCAAGAAGTCCGCTAATTTCACGCCGCTATCAATGTCGCCTGAATAAATCTCCAACACCTTCACCGCCGGTGGCACGACCCGCGTATCCAAGACATAAGCCTCAACATTAAAAACATTTTTGGCTTCGTCTATAATGCGCAAGGTTCTAACCTTTTTCTTCACATACTTGCAGGTCTTCTTACCGGCTACCACTACATCAAATTTCTCAATCGGCACGCCTTCCGCGTCGGTAACAATTTCTAAGTCATTGGCAAAGTAAGCCAAGGCTATGTACATACAGTTGTAAAACTGCCTGATTAACTCCGCCATAGTACCATCCCTGAAGCCGACCCAATCTAACGGGAAATTCAGTATTACTCTATCTTCAAGCTCTATATAAAGGAATTGAGCCACGATGTCCTTGAATACACCGACATCAAGAGCTCCCCTATTCTTCCTTAATACGACCTCCACTTGCATATTCTCAATCATTTGTTCCCCTTTCAAACATTATACCACAAATGTCGCTGTCGCACAAGTAGTTCAGTAGATTACATCTATTATGCAACTTCCACTTCTTCAACCTTCTCAAAATCAAAATAGAGCTGCTTAGCAGTACAAGTATTTAAGCAGTCGTCTAAAAACCCAGGTAACGCCTCATCCCCTATATCCTTGCGGTTGGGCTTTTTATATTTATTCTCCCACAAATGTTGGATTTCCTCAACACTACCACAGCAAAAAACTGCCTCAATCACAAATTTCAAAGGTAGCATATGCCCAAACCAACCATATTTCTTCCATTCTGCCCTAACCAATGCCCAAAGTGCTAAAGCTACATCCAAAAATTTAGGTTTGAGTATAAGGTTATTACCATTTCTGTCTGCATACACCATATTAACTACAAGCCGGTTGGGGTTACGCTCATCAATGGCAAGTACTACTTTCTTCAAGCCAATATGGTTTGCATATTCATATCTGGCATTAGAAACATCTGTCATATACTCAATTTCCCTGCCCCCATTATTCATTTCTTCCCTTTCTTAGCCATAGCACCAAGGTACTTTGGCCGCTTGTCCACTGCCAAGGCAAACATAGCCCTGGTCATTGCGTGTGCTAAATGGTCGTCCTGCGTATCACCGGCTAAATGCGCAAAAATATGCATTAGCAAGTGATTAAGGTGCTCTTCCACAGAAATCAACCGCCAATTATCCTGTGCGTACTTCCGGCAACCTTCTGCCATAACCTTAGCCATTTCCTGCATAGCTATGGGGTCAATGGTATGGAATGCATACGCAGTATAAGACTGCATTCCACCTTTCTTATTAACTACTATCGGAGCATTCTTCTCGTGCCCCGTGAACACCTTCTTTTTCATTTATCTTTGCCCTCGGTTTTGACACCGGCAAACCTCAAGACCAAAGTGTCGCGGTAAGCACTGTTTATGTTCTTACAGCCAAGGTTAGAGAATGCATTGGTAAGAGCCGGAATTAGAGCCTGCGTACCGTCAGCCTTCTCGCTTGGTCCATATAGTAACCTGCCTACAGTATCGCTGTCCTGAATGTTCGGGTAGTGAAGCAAATCTCCGCGCGGAAGCACATTGTGATAAGCACTCATCCCCCAATGATAACCAAGGAATGGCGCTTGGACGGTCTTAGCCAACATACCGCCGAGAATAACTGCGTTGGCTCCGCAGCACAAGAGCTTCACAATATCGCCAGAATTGTGTATTCCACCGTCGGCGATAATCTTAGTGCTTGATTTCTGCTTCTCTATGTACTCGCGCAGGTCGTCAATCGTGGTTATGTGCCCAGCCCCTATACCAAGGACGAACCTCGTAGTGCACTGAACTCCTGGACCAACGCCCTCAATGATTGCGTCAACACCGGCTTCAATGAAAGGCACGGCAGCATTAAGCGAAGCCACATTGCCGACCATAACAATGTTGTTGTGCTGATGTAAATACTGAATAAACTTGCCAACATTCAAGCCGACGGACTTAGCCGACGACCAATAGGGTGAAATAAACGACGACTGAATTGCATATGTCCGGATACCTTGCCGGAGAGCTATGTCAAAGAGGCGCTCGGCTTGCTGTGGGGTAGCCGATACTGCAAACTCGCTCTTCCCGACCTGCTCCCTTAATGTCTCAAGGTTTTTCTGCAGAATTTCGGTATTTATAGGATGCGAGTTATAAATTCCCTGCAGTGTCTTAATCGTCGGGCTCTGTGCAATACGGTTGGCAACACTCTCCTGCAAGCCTTCAGCCATATACACATACTCGCCGGATTTGATTTGAATAAGTTCGTACCTTGAAATCAGGCCGCACAGGTTCACTATGCCTATACCACCAAACCCTTGCAGTTCGGTCAACATCTTGGCACACATCACGCTATCCATAGCCGCACCTATGACCGGTATCCCAAGGGTCAAGTCCCTAATCTGTACTGATAAATCAACATCACTGTCGCTGTAAGTCGTGACCGACTCCGGTATCACTGATACTTCGTCCAAGCTGATTGATTGTTTTGAGTATTTAAACACTGTCCGCTCCTTTCACTTCCTCTATAATAGGTATCCCTAAAGACCGGAGTTTGACCCTATCCGGCGTAATGAGCTTCCTAATCTCTTCCCACTTATCCGGCAAGTCCTTAGACTGAAACCTGATTTTCTTATCAAAAGTTGCATACCACCCACCATCCCCAAGTGCTACTATTCCAAGGTCTATCAAGAGCTTCAAGAGTCCAGAGTACCTTGACATTCCGGAGTCAAACCTAATTTCTATATCACAAGACCTAAAGGGTGGAGCGAACCGGTTCTTGACCGTAGTAGCGCGGGCTACGACTCCCACAATCTTGGAGTCCTTGTCGTCTTCATCCTTGGCTATAACCTTTCCGGATTTATTAACCTTAATCTTGCCTGCAATCGCCATACAGAGCCTTATCTGCGATTGATAAGCCGGTGCTTGGCCGCCCGACTCTTTCTTCTGTGGACCAAACATATCACCAATATTGAAGTACATATGGTTGGTAATCATATAATCAACATTGTACCTACGAATATCTTCCTTAATAGTACGCAGGAGCTTCTTCAAGACTTGAGTCTTAGACATATCCCTCTTGTCAAAGTCGGTCGTAAGCTCGTGCTTGGTTGACCAAATCCCGATACTATCCACCACAATCAAGATATGCTTGGACTTCTTAGCAAGCTCCGGCACTAAGGGCTTGACCTCCCTATAAATAGCCTTGCCTTCGGCATCTGTACCAGTCTGGATTTTACCGCCGTGGAAAAATATCTTAGCGTGGTCTTCAACTGAAGAAGTACTGAAGCGCATAAAACGGCTCTCGTCAATTCCTATGTTGCTACCCAAGAACTGCACATAGGCATTCTCGGTGTCATCAAGTACAGCTATGCCGTCCTTGTATTTCTTCAGGAAGTTAGAAATGGCAGTATAGACCATAAGCGACTTGCCGGTCTGTGGGTCGCCGTGGACATCCACCATATGGCCGCCCACCGGAAAGCCTACATCAAAGTCTCCGGACAGAATGTAATTGAGTGCATAGTTTCCGGAGTCAAAGAAATCGCACTCTATATGACCGGTCTCAACTGCAATGTCATTCTTGTTATAACTTTCAACCAAAGAGCCCACAAAATCTGCAATGCTCTGTTCCTTCTCAACCGCAGGCTTTTTATCTTTATCTTTCTTTTCCACGCTAAACCTCCTCTAATTTATTGCCTTGCCCCAATTTCCTTGTTGCGCTTGGCAGCTAACATCTGCAGGTTGTCATTCTTCCCGCTTAGCGCCGTGACTATATTAGTGAATGTAGTCACCAAATTCTTCTTATCTAGCCTGTCGTTGACCGCGTCAATATACTCTTGGTCGGCGTCCACGAGCTTCTCAATCTTCTTATCGCTTACCCTCTCGCCGGAAGCCAACAAAGTCTTCTCGTGTTGAAGTGAGAGGCGGGCTTCAACCTGCTTTAGAGTTGCGTCGCTCCGCGAGTATTTATCAGTAACATAGGCAAGCAGGACATTAAATAGCGTAAAAATCTTAGACTGAAAAACAAGCTCGTTGTCCAAATCAGTCTTGTCTATTGCAGATACTCGGTACAGCGAGAGCTCTGCCATAAAATCTGCCGGAAATATCAAGTTTAGCGACTCCAACCCAAAAGATAAACTGATTTTATTCAGTACCGCATCCAACGCTTCATTGTTTTTAATATCATCCATTGTAATCCTCCTTTTCCCTCATCAATAATGTAAACGAAATCCCACAATGTTGACCTATGTGCTTGACTATTGAGTCCACAGTAACCTTAGTCAAGGTAAGCAAGGTCAAACACTTCGGGCAAACCACCTTAACAGCTTCTTTTTTCCTTCCTTCTCTCATTATGCAACCTTACAAGCCGACCACCCGCAATTAGCCGAGCAGGTCACACAGCCTTCCTTCATTTGCACATCTGCACCGCACGACGGGCAGACATCCTTCTTCTGTACTACTTTCTTAGGCTCATCCTTTGAGCCATCATAAAGTACTTGGACATCACGGCTACCGTCCC